CTTAGAGGGAGGTAAAACAACATTTGGTCAAACTCCGGCTCATATTCTTTCATCTGGTCCATGATCTGGTAATTCATAAAATCTTTAATTCTATTTGATTGATCTTGTTTCTGTGGTGTTTGTACACCTAAGATCTGTGTTCTTACAGGTCCATCACTTGGAAGTAATTCTTTGTAAGCTTGTGCTTGAAATTGTGTTACGGCTTCTGATAATACTGGGTGAGTTACACCTGATGCGCCTCTAAACGGTTCTGTTCTTCTTTCATATTTAAAACCAAGAAGATCTAAACCATTTCTATAACAATCTTCCCAATCTTTTCTTGAAGATCTGTAATCTTTATAATCTTCTACTAGCTTTGAACCTAGTGGATCTAAAATTGTATCGTCTAATAATTCTGCTAAATTTTGGTTGTGTGAACTTGATACAGGTTCTACTGCATTTGGATCAAAAGAAATTTCTGCACCGCCATCAGCAGTTTCCATAACTTCTACTTCTTTTGGTTCTTCTTTGATGTCCTCAACAACTGTATCTACAGCCACATCTTCGACTTTTAAATCAGGTTCGTTTGGTAAACCCTTTTCTATCTCTGCCATTAGTTCTCCCTACGTTGCATATTATCTATCATATTCTGGTAAACTTGCCAAGCCTTGAGAGTCCTTGTTAAGTGACCTTTTGGGTGGCGTGGTTCTTGTTAAATTCATAAGACCTCCAGATTTCATTCCTATTCCTTCAAGGCCTGTTAAATCATCTTTTCTCTCTTTTGCTCTTTCTGCTTTTATCATGGCATCCTCTATTTCTCTGTTTTGTAATTCAACAGAATCTTGTATGTATTTTCTTGCGCCTTCTTCGGTTACTAAACCTTGCTCATCAGTATAACCCATCTTTTTTCCTAATTCTTGAAACTGTGGTTGTAATCTATCAAACTTACCTTTAGATCTTATTCTTTGTCCTTTAGTTCCACCTTGTAATCGTTCTAAATTACTTAGTCTGTCTCCCATATCTAAAAATTCTCTAGGAGCATAAATATCCTCTCCATATTTTTCTTTCATTCTTTCTTCTATACTTCTACCTCCTAAACCAAATGTAAGATCACTAATTATCTCATCTTTATCGGCTCCAGTTCCATAACCATATAAAGCAAAAGGAGCAGCGACTGCTGCTTCAAAAGCTATAGCACCAGGACCTAAAGTTCCTGATATAAAACTTTTAACAGCTCTAAATTTAGAAAGAGATCTAGCTTTTGCTTTTGGAGATCCAGATAATGCAAGCCTTTGATTTCTTTTTATATCGTCAATATAATTCATAGGATCATCACAACGAGATAGACCACCTGACTGTGCAGAAAATTTACATTTAAATCCTGCTGCTCTTAATCTTTTTGCTAGTTCTTTGTCTACTTCTCTGCCTTCAAATTTTGATAGCACTTCTTTTTGAGTTACAAAAGTTTTTGGAACTTTCATAGCGTATCCTGTTCTAGCATAACTTTCATCGAAAGCAGCTCTTGTTTTAGGATCAAGTTCTGAATATCTTTCTATAGATTTACTAGGTGAATTTTTTAAATCAAATTCTGCTGTTTGAATTGATTTTCTAACTTTAGGGTCTTTAATTGTTTTTATCGCGTCTCTCTTTACATCCTCAAAAGTTTCTACATAACCATCTACTAATTCTTTTTCTTTTTTTGTTAAGTCAGCATAATTTCTAACCACTCCACCTTTTCTAGTTATTCTTTGTATTTTTTTATGAGTTTGACTTAACTGACTATCTATACTTCCACCTTTAATTTTAGAGTTTACATCAGCATCTAACGCTTGAGTAAAAATAGCATAAGGACTCATACCTCTCCTACCAGATGCAGTAACACTAAAAACTTCATCTGGAACTTTACCTTCATCTAAAAGTTTTCTTATGTTGGCTTGATAATACCCTATGAAACTTCTTTTTTTTGGAGCTTTTAAAGATTTATCTATAACTTTAGAATAATGTTTATATACTAGATCAGATAAAGCGTATCTATTATTAGCAGTTCCTATGTCCTTACCTGTTGCAATAATTCTATCAGCTATCTTATCATTTAATGGTATGTTTAATCCTTTGTAACTATTTACTGAGGAAGACATAGCCTCTGCCATTTGAAATAATCTTCTACTACCCATGGCTATATCTTGATTAGTAACTTTTGCAGCTCTTTCTAAAAGTTTTTGTTGAGTCTTTTTATCAAAATCTTTTTCAAGTAATCTTTGTATGACTTTATCGTCATGTAATTCTTGAATCTCTTGTAACATTCTTTTCTGTAATTTAAAAGTTGCACTCTCTCTACCTGCTTGAGATCTAACTATATTTGCATCTTCAATAGCTGTAGCAACATCATCAAGAGAAAAATTTTTACCTATTAATTGTGAAACTCTTTGACTAACGAACTTTCTATCTTGAGGAGTTAATTTACCTCTTAGATTAAAAAAACTTTTTTGTCTTCCTTTTCCTTTCATTCCTTGAACAATACTAGGACTTAAGTCATAATTCATAATCATATTGTCAGGCAACAAACTAGCTAGTGCTTCTTCTCTCATAGGATTTGTTTTATAATCAGCAAAACTTTTAGAAACCATTTCTAGATATTTAAATTTTTTTACGTCAATATTAGGATATGCGTCAGTAGCAAAACGAAAATTTTTTAATTCTGGAAAAGTATCAAGAGCAAGAACTAAGGCTCTTTCTGTTCCTTTTCTATTTAAAGGTTTTCCTGCTGCACTTTTTCCATACAAGGCATTAGCCATTGATTCTGTATTAGAGACAAATCCTTTATTTTTTAAAATAAAATTTCTAACATCTAGTGCAGCTTCAGCATCCTTTTGTGAAATAAGAACACTATCTGTTTTAAAAGGCCAATATTTTGTATTTGGTCCTTTTTGAATTCTTTTTACATATCTTTCATCTTTTGCAACAGCGCCAAGTCTCTTCCTAGTTCTTTCTATTTTAGCATCACTTGCTTGACCAGGTAGATCTCTAACAACTAAATTATCAATTATATTTTCAAATTCTTTTGCCATTATTTTTTCTTAAACATTGTTGCTAAACCACCTTTAGCAAATTCATCTGGATCAACAAAATCTGTTGGATCAACATCTTTATATGGAGTAACATCATCAGCTCTCTCTGCCATGGCTTCTGCTCGATCAATTTGATACTGACCTTTTGTATATTTAACTTCACCTGTGCCTTTTGCGTAACCCTCTAACTGTGTAGAATTACCACCTAGAATATCTTCTATATCATCTACAATCTCACCATCCACATCATAGTCATCTAGCTCTGGTCCTGTTTGTCTGTAAACTGTATCACTTGCTTCAAAATCTCCTGCTGTTTTTACAGACTTACCTGTTTTATAATCTAATACTTCAACACCTGGTGGTGTGTAAGTTATATCATACTCTGAATCATAAGCATTTTTACCTTGAACTTCTATTCTACCATCGTCGTATTTATAAAGTTCAACACCTGGAAGATCTTTATCTTTGTACAACATAACATCAGCGTCTATTTTATTACCAACATTTTTAGTTACCATTTTATCTACAAAGTCTGGAAACCAAGTTGGCATTGTCGTTGTTGTATTTTTCAATGGAACAACTGTCTTCGCTATCTTAGCAGGTTTAAATAATTTACCTACAAAAGGCAGTGATGCTAAACCTGCCATTAGTTTTATAAAAGTTCTACGACTAGGGTCAGGTGGTCCACCATCTTTTAGTCTTGGTCTAAACATTGTAGCTAATCCACCGTCCGCGTTCAACGCTCGTTTGTCCTTGCCTACTTTTAAATTCTTCAATACGTTTTCTATTTGTAATATTTCTCTATCTAAACTTTCGACCGTTGATTTACCTAAACTTTCTCTTACCTCACGTGGTAACATCATTCTTACCATGTCATCAGCAACTTCTTTAAACTGAGGAGGAAAGTTATCTCTGTTTGCTAATAAGTTTCTATTTGTTTTTAATAATTCAAGTTGATTTTCTAACTGTGCTATTCTAAGATTTTTCATTTCTGATTTTTCTCTATCAGACAAAAGAGGTTTTATACGTGATGGAACTTGTGATTTAGGATTACCTTTTTTAAGAATATCAGAAGGTTTATCCATACCTTGTTTCTTAGCTAACATTTTTAATATTCCTTTGTATCCAACACCACCACCAAAGATAAATTCTTCTCTCTCTTTGTTTCGTTTGTTAAACTCTTCGAACATTTCTCTAAGTTTTTGTTTTTCAGATTTCTTTTTTACTTTACCTTTCATGATAGCTTTCTTACCATACTTACCTTTTATCTTTGCTATAGCAGTTGCAAGTCCACCGCCTGCAAAATCTTCAGGGTCTTTGTTTTTATTTTTCTTTTCAATTTCTAATAATTCTTCAAAGGTTTCATCACCACGTAATTTTACACCACCTAAACCTTCTGACATTTTATCGTAATTTATTTTACCTGGTCTTATTTTAGGTTTATTAAGTCTATTAAACTCAGTTAAATAATCATAAGCTTCACCGTATAATTTTATTTTATCTTTTGTAGGCAGTTCATCTGGATCTAATCCTCTAGATCTTGCGATCTCATCAGCTAAAACATCTGCATTGTATTTAGTATCACCTTTTGCATAGTTAGCTCCACCTGCTAAATTTTCATTTGCATCGATAACATCTTTCTTTGCATTTTTTGGTTGAATAATTTTTGGTTTACCACCTTGAATAACTTTAGGTTTAAAACCTTTAAAATCTGGCGACCCTCTTTCTGGTATTCCTAAATTTTCTCTTGGTAAAAATTCTGTAAAGTCAGGATTTTTACCTGGCATAATTCTTTCTCTGTAAAGATCTAATTGTCTAATTTGATTTAAAAGATATTCGCTTTGTCTATTTGTAAGTTTAAGACCATCACCTGCTACAAGAAAACCAACTTTACCTAGAAATCTATCTAGTTGTTCAAACTGTTGTGGTGTCATTTCATTGTATGGAATAACTTTCATCTCCTTTTTACCTAGGCCAAATAAAAGTCTCATGATTCCTGTGCCAGCAGATTTTTTACTCATTAGTAGTATTTATACTCCTTGTGTGGAAGATTTTCTTCCTTGTAATCTTCAGGGTGTTGTACAAAACCACCCTGTCTGAATCTCATAACAGCTTGTGTTGTTGAGTCAACCAAGTCGTCGTGATCACCATAGGGGAATGCTGCGCACTCTTCTATGACTTCTTCAGCGTATTTTTCTTCGGGCGCCCAGATAACACCTGACTCAAACAACGGTGCTACGGCGTTAACTCTTGCGTGTTTATCTTGTCCTTTACTAGGACTAAAATTAACTACGGGTATGCCCATCTTACGTAACTCGTAAGTTAAAGGTAAACCAGAAGCTTTAGACTCTATCACAACTGTCTCTGGTTTCCAATACTGATATTGCTCTAATGCTACACGTCTTAACTCAGGAAACTCGTATCTATCCTTCAAAGCATCTAATAATATAAGATTAGGTCCTGAGTCATCGTTTGGATAAAACACGCCCCACGTTGTAATTGCTGAGTAATCTGCAGTTTCTTTTTTTAAGAATGCGGTATCATATGATTGTATGACATGTTTTAAAGGTGGTATGTCATCCTTCTCCCAAACTTTCCACCAATCTCTTTTGATAATAGATCCTTCTTCTGATGTAGGATCTTGCATCCATTGTGCATTCCATTTAGGCACGGACAACGAAGCCTTGACAGATTCTAATTCTTCTAACTTCCAGAACTCTGGCCAGACAGGTTCACCTGATGGCATGATGGCTGGAAACTCTACGACCTCCCATTTATCTGATTTTAATTCTTTTTGTGATTTCATTAATGCACCTGTTAAGTCTTTTGTAGACCAACGAGTCATAACTACAACGATTGCTCCGCCTGGCTGTAAACGTTGACGAGGACCAGAGGTGTACCACTCGTAAGCCTTCTCAAGAGCAGCCGCGTTCAGCGCATCTTGTTCAGAGTGTGGGTCATCGATAATCAATAAGTCCGCACCACGGCCCGTGATTGCCGAGCCCACACCAGCTGCATAGTATTCACCTCCTTGCTCGGTTTCCCATTTACCCGCAGCTTGTGAATCTTCTCTGAGTCTTGTTTTAAATATTTGTTGATACTCAGGAGAGTCAATCAAGGTTTTGGCTTTTCTACCAAAACGTATTGCGAGTTCTGTAGTGTGTGTGGTTTGTATAATTTTTAAATCTGGTTTTCTACCTACCATCCATGCAGGCAAAAGGTTTGATGCAAATTCTGATTTAGTATGCCTAGGTGGCATATTAATAATTAATCTTTTTATTTTTCCATTTGCAATATCATTAAATTTTTCTGCGATGATTTTATGATGGGACCCTTCTATAAATTGTGGCCATACGTGCTTTACAAATTTTAAAAAATTTGAATGGACTTGGGACCCCTTTTTCTTTTCTGCTAATTTTTGTGCATACTTAACGAATTGACGCTTGGCGTCAGGTGGTAATTTTTTTATTTCATCTATGTTCATGGGACCCCTATAATGAATTTAACCTGTGTCTAAGTGTAAATCAAGGCATAAAGGTCTATATATTGGGACCCCTTTTTACAAATGTGGTGGGTGGGTGGGTCCCTAAGCAGCAAGTTCTAAACAGAAGTAGGACCCGCGCCCGAAGGGCGCGCAAAAAAAGAGGGCGCCGAAGGCGCCCTCTCTTGTTTAGTTATGTGTGATTATTTTAGCCGTGCCATTGTGACGGCACGTTATTAGGTATGTAGATTGCTGGACCAAATATAATATCTAGATCACCATAACTATCAGCATATAACTTGCTAGCTGGTTCATTGTAATCTAGTTGTTTGATCTTGCCCTCTTCATTCACAATCAAGATACCATTGTTAAGTCTAACAACCTCAACATATCCGCCCACAAATTTTTGTGCGTCTTGTAATGTTGGATCGTCTTTCTTATTTTCTATTGTTTTAAGTGTTGTCATATATGGGATATTATATTATTGCTCAACATTGTCAAGCTTGGTTATATATGTTCTTGTATAAGGATTTTCATAATAGTCTGTATGAGTTTCTTTCTTAACCTCGCAAGGTGTTTCGAGCGGCTCTATTCGTGGCGCTATCTGTCTGATTGCATTGCCGTGGGTTCGCCAAAAATCATTTTGACAGCCTTGACTACAAAAATAATTCCACGAATTATTAACGTCATAGTATTCGTTTCTGTGTTGTTTTATTTTTCTAGTTCTTAAAACTTTAGAACCTTTTGACCCTCGCACACGGTCCTTTGTTGTATATTTATGACAACTCGGACCGTGGCACCAATAATAATCAGCCATTGTTCATATCCCCTTGACCAATTGAGATTGCAC